GAGTGTCCTCCTTTACCACGAACCAAGCTTCCACTTGAATAACTTGAAGATACGGTGTAAGTACTACCTGACACATCACTTCCTGAAGATATTGAATCAGGAATTGGAGTTATATTCAATTTGGAGGGATCCATTTGTAAGTAGAGGTCTTGAAGACCAATTATATCGTTTGAATGAGGACAAGCTGAAATTTCAATGAGAGGGGTGCCACGAAAGACTTCTGTTGATATCACATTCAATGGATTCAAACTAATGAGTCCTTTAACATAATCAATAATTCCGATGTTGTTCTTAACAATAACTGGTTCAGTTGGTGAGTTTAATTTAAACAAGAAAATTGTTCCTGTTCTCAAGTTCGCATTTGGTGAATCACTCATGTAAACAGTTCCACTAATACCACTTACAGTAAAACCAGAAGTTTTAACATTGAAACCAATTTGACTCTTGATGTGAATTTGATTACCAAATCCAATACTATACTCTACGAACTGATTTGGAAAAGGTGATAAATCTCTTCTCATATGAATTATAGTAATGTTCGACGTAATGAATTCATCACTATCGTCAACCACTTTAACGAATTTACTATATTTAAATCTAGCCCCAAACTTATTTAACTGAGTAGAATTGGCGTAGTTTATGATATTATTAGTCACCGAAGTTACTAATTGTGATGGACCTGATGTTAGGTTGGAATTGTAATAGACATTAGTATCAACTTCAATAAACAAATACTTCAAATCAATGATTTCTGATACAATACCAGCTACAGAGTATTTTCTAAGTTCAAGTTGAAGACGCCTCTTTACCTCATCAGATATGAATACCCCATTGTGTGGTTTGATGCTGACAAATACCTTTCCATATTGTGGTGGATTAGTTTCTTCTCCACCATATGCTGATACTGATTCAGCTTCAGGGTAGATTCTTGGGATGAGTGTTTCAAAATCAGTTGTTGTTACAGCTCTGTTCTGAGATGCATAGATGTTGGGTGCGAATTTCTTAATTGATTCAACGCTTTCAATTTCTTCTCCACCATATGAACTTTCATTGATTGTTAAACCAGAAATACCAGAAGAAATAATACTACCATTTTGATCATTAAGTGTTCCAACATATGAAAAGTTAGAAAGACCATTTGCTAATGATCCACTACAAGACAAATAAGTGACTTCAATTTGATTTGGTTCTTCTATCTTCTTACCAAAGATATCATCACCGAACAATAATTCATATGTTTCTCCTTCTGATTCTCTTAAAAAGTAAAGAGGTGTATCTCCACTAACATTAATCAAATTATCATATTGTGTATATTTCCTTGTGGTGCTGGATCTTGCAGAGTCTCTTACAAGTACCCTAATATTATCAGTATCAATACCAGAATTTGGTAAAATGTATGTTTGGTTTGGATTACTTGAATTTACAACAAATACTGAATTTAAATATGAACCTTCACACACATTAATATTATCAAATACAGCTGTACCAGTTGAGTCAACAGGGACAGTAATGTCCTCCATGATACAAAAAGTAAATGATTGTTTATTGAAGTTTGAAGCACTCAGTGCAACAGGACCAGCTTTGAGTGTTATTATCGAAACATTAGAATTTGATGCATCAACTGAAAAACTAATATTACATTTACTTGATTTTCTTGATCTGGGAAGATATCCAATATTTCTTGCAATCGATACAACATTCTCTCTCAGTGTCGCACTATCAAGAAACACTTCATTCGACACCATATTGGCGTTGTATGAAGAGATATATGTGTTATATGCTAATGTGTCTATGATGGTCGATAGGTTCGATCCTTCAAAGTCATAATCCGTGAAATTGGAATTAACTCTGAGGTAATCTTTGATGGATTGTTTAATCTCATCAAAATCGACATTACTGAAATTTACTAAAGGCATTTTACCTAGTGGGTTCTAATGCGAACTGGAGTTGTTGTGTGTCTGACTCAATACCAATAATATTATATGTGATTGTTACATTGAACTCATGTGAGTCAAAGTCAGGTGTCACATCGATAGATTCAATCTTAACTCTTGGTTCAAAGTTACTAATCGTAGTTTGAATTTGAGTTTTAATTGCAAAAGCAGTTTGTTGGTCAAAGTTTTCAAATAGTAATCTATAAACTTCAGACCCTAGTGCTGGATTAAATGGTCTTTCACCAGGAATTGTCAATATAAGATTACGAATAGATCTTGCAATCGCATTCTCATTATGAAGTGCTATTAGATCATAGTTCAGAGGATTGATCTGAAACGACGCACTTACATCTTTAAAAGCTTTACTAACTCTTTGAGCTGGCACCTGTTTAGATACTACAAATCTGCTTTATTTAGGTGTGTTCTGATAAGGTTTGTTGTCCACACTTACATTCATGATCTGGATCACTACAATCCTCTTCAGATTCAAACAAACCATCCTGATTTACAATTCTCTTGTTCTTCGGTGTTTGTCCGTCATTATTAATTTCTCTTAACAGATTGTCTTCCATTTTGCTTAGAATATAATTACTATCTATGAATCATGATCGAGCGAATCCTCTTCCTTACGTTCCTTAGATGTCTTCCAGAAGTATTCATCTTCTCTTCCCATACCAAGACGTTCAAAACCATTCTCAACAGAATAGTATTGTGTTGATACTTTAAAGTCTGGCATCTTTGGTTCCTCAGGTGTCAAACTGTTATCAAAGATACGCATTCTATTATTAGGATACAATGCATACTGTCCATTCTCTAATTCAATTAGATTGTGTGACTTATGTTCTGCAGGATTCTCTGATGTCGCATAATCAATTGTATCAGGATCTTGGTGGTAGTTATCTAAGGTACAAATATATGTTCCTTTCATAATACCATGATCTCTTGTATAGAGCTCATAGTCCATACTACCAATAAACTGTTTCTGAACAGTTACTACACCATAGTCCATACAATTCCAGAACTGTAGGTTCGGCAGGTTCATATCAGGTGTTGGTGTCTCTGGATCTGATACAAAGGCACTGATTGGTAGGTGATCAGACATTGCAGCATATTCAGGGAGATATGTCTCAAAATAAAATGCACGTCCTGGGATGGACTTACATGACACCCAGACACCCTTTACAAACTCTCCATGACCACTTTGATGGTCCGTAAGATATTCTTTCCTTACCCATACTTCAGTCGAAGGTAGATTAGCAATCAGACATGCCATACATGAATCCTCAGTTAATATATCTATACATTAAAAAAGACCCCGAAGGGTCTAGTTGATTATCGTCCTTGTCCCTTATATCTTTTCTTCTTATGATTAGAACTCGTAGCCGCGTATTTTGTATGTTGGCCTGATCCTTGTCGGGATTTTTTTGGTTGTGATTCAATAAACACATTACCTAACAGACTCTTCTTAACTTTAGCCATACTTTGTACCTCCTATTAAATAACACGCATTTTTTCATGACCCACACGAATACGAGGATCACACCAAATCTCATAACCTGCTTCGATAGCATCTAGACAGAATGAAACATCCTCTCCACACATATCTTGAACAGCTCCTGATTCAAACACCTGCATCTTCGGTGCAAACCATGGATATGTCATCTCTTTATTCTCAAATACACCCTTACGAATCATTACCCATCCGAAACCTGTGTAGTCTACAGTGAAGGGCTTCTTACGTTTCTGAATACTATCAACCATCTCATGATTCATCACACCACCATTGTTACGGAAGTCATCTTCTTCCAACCAATGTGCAACTGAGGTGGTCTTCCCGTCTTCTGTGGAATACCAACCAGCAGAAATTGGATGATCTGCTCCCTCAATCTCATTACCTTCTTCATCAATTGCTGATGCAGGTAGTGATACATCACACAACTGCCAAAACTTCTCTGGATTAAAAACAATATCACTATCAATCCATAACTGATAATCATAGTTCAACTTACCATCCCAGGGAATCTGATCTGGTCCACGAAGTACATTAGCACCTAAACACTTACAACGTGCAAAGTTAACCATTGATGAGTAATCCTGACTGATCTGAATACTCATTCCGTTCTGTACCATATCAAAGCACAACTGAACGAAGTTCTTCATAAACGTATATGAACATCCACGTCCTGGTAGACAAAATACAACTGTCTTCCCACGCATCCTTGCCTTGATAGCATCATAATCCCATTCTGGTGTATTTGTATTCCTTACTCCACTCTTGGGCTTTGATGCTTTTACTGTAAATCCTTTAGCCATAAGTCTGTGTAACTCAATTCAATTATAGTCTGTATATGTATGAAAGTCAATAGGAACTTTCTTCAAATTCCATAGTCGGTTTATACACTAATTCATATGAAAGATCATCCTCTTCATATTCAGTCTTCATTAATCCTACCATCGCCTTTAATGTCGTCCATGTCTCACTGAATCCTTCTTCAGTAATACACGAAACCACACACTCATCACGAAGGTATATGTGGTAGAATTTATCTGGGGAAAATTTTTGCATCACTCCTTTTTGGGGGTTCTTTTTATATATCAATACCAGGCATAGATTTCAAAAAAAATATACCGAATTATTTTGAAAGAGGGTATATACTTTTGTAGGTTAGGGTTAGGTACTTTTTTATAACGGGGGGGGCAACGCGGCCCGACGGCATCACGAACCGACGAAAACAACGTGTCGATTCACAACATTATCATACCATACATTTAACTGATTGTCAACACTGTCCCTAGGTAATAAAGAAGGGAGAGAACACCACTCCTCTCCCTCAGTTTGTAACACACACCGGATATGAGTTTATAGACCTCACCCGTGGTCTCGTTAAGTGTTACTCCGTAAGAAAGACTTAAGTCCTCTTACAGACCCTTATAGATGTGTCTCAGAAGGTAATCTCCTCAGGGGTATCTGTGTCATTAACGATAACATCGAGGATCTTAAGAATTTCATCACCGTTGTTACCTTGGGACAACATACCGAGTGCTAGTTCGAGAGACATAATAAAGAAGAAAGTGTTAGTTTGGTTTATGAGTCCGGGACTTACCGATGCTTCGCTAACGTGCCCAGGTTGTTACTTAGTGTTGGTCAGTAATGAATGCTTAGGACCCTTCTTTGTCTTAAGGACTGTTACCTTTGGTTTGACTCCTGACTGTTGTAAACCATCGATGATGTTGATTAGGTTAGTGTAACTGGTCATGATAATTGATGTCTGGTAGTGATCAGTTGTTGTCTAGTAAGTCTTCGATAACTGTGAAGACTTCATCAGTGATTGTGATTCCCTGTGATTCACAAAAGTCGAGACACATTTCCAGATCAGGTGTCATTTCCTCAACGAAACTATAGAGGTCTGAGAAGGTGGATTCGGTGATAGAAGTTTGAGTGTTGTTCATATCCATGGGGCAGTTTGGAGGTGAGTAACAATAATACCTAAGAGACTGTTACAGATAAGGGATACTGATTTGACAGGATTGGGGGGTTGACATGTACTCGAAGACCTGATAGACTACGGCCTTAGATGACAATAAGATGAGACATTTACAAGAACCTTTCTGACACATAAGAGATGTACTTATCCACAGGTATGTAACACATAACAACACATAATATCAGGGTTTATCCACATTAATCTACACTTATTCCACACCCTTGTGGAAAACAATAAAACACACATATATGTTTTTTAATACCTTTTTTAATATAAAACATGGTATTTAT